AGGATATTCAGCGACTCGCTGTCTGGCTGGCCGCCGTAATATTTGTCCAGCACGGCGAGGAACACAGCGTTATCCTCGCTTGCCTTTGAAAACAGGGTCATGCAGGAGCGGAGCTTCAAATCGTCAGGCCAGCCCATCACGGCTACGGGGTCTGAGCAGTCCAGCTGGAGCAGAGCCTCAGATATCTCGCGCAGGTTGGCGCCGAGATAAGGGTGCTCGATGAAGGCGCGGGCCTCGTCTATGTCGCGGATGGCGTAGTACCGCGCTGTGCTGCTCCGGCCCAGGCCCTGGAGCTGCGGGAAGATATACCACATCCAGTGGCTGGCCTTATAGCCGCCGCGAATCTCTCCCAATGCACGCTCGTAAGCGCGCTTGTGCGCGTCAATGAATCTCGAAAGGTCGTACTCAAATATCATCTCATTCCAACTCCTTTATCAACAGCGCCACCGTCTCGACTTGTTCTTCATTGTCCAAACTAATACTCATGTCTTCCTCGATAATCGGCAGCTTAAATTTGATGGATTTTAACCACTGTCCATTGGCTTGGCGTTCTGGGTAAATCTGAATCTCAGAGATCAATGCCTCAATCAACTGCCGCCGCTCCGCTTCGTTCATCACGCCGTACAGTTTTTCAAAATAGATCAGCACTTTATAGATATTGTCACCGGTCAGTTTTTCCGCTTCAATGGCCTGCTTTTTGGCTCTGGCCGCAATCAGCAGAGATTCGGTATCCTCGATCTTATCATACATCTTGTAGAGCCGGTCATCAAGGTCTGCCTTGCGCCGCACATAGTGCCGGTCGTCCGGGTCGAGAGAATCAATCTCCTCCGCCAGCTTCGCCTTGACGGAATAATGCTGGCGCAGCTGCTTCTCGTAATTGGCAATCTCCTGGTCAATGGCGGCAGTATCCACTTTCATATTGATTTTTTCCTGCATCATGGCAGCAAACTTCGGATTGCTCACCAGCTTTACAATGACTTCTGCCACGGCATCGTCCAGCAGTTCTTCCCGAATCTGCTTTTTGTAATCGCACTTATGCCCACGAATCATAGAGCGGTGCTTGCAACCGTAGTAGTAAAAATCCTTGTACTTGGTGCCGTCCGCTTTGTGCTTGATGCTTTTGTTCCCGTACATTCCGGCTCCGCAGACAGGACACTTTACAATGCCGGAGAGCAAATGTACGTGTTCATCCTTCCCACGGTTGACGTGTTCGTATTTCTTGGCCTGTGCCAGCAGCTTCACCTGCGCCGCCTGCCAGACTTCTTCCGAAACAATAGGCTCATGCAATCCTTCTGCCAGCAGGTAGTTGTCCTGCTCAACCAGCTTATACTCGTTCCTTGTGCCGCGCACTTTTTCCGTTTTGCGGCGTCCATAGGCAATCTTGCCGCAGTACACCGGATTTTTCAAAATCAAGCGAATCAAATGTGCGTCAAACAGGGGATTCTTCCCATTCTGCCGGGGAATTTTACGGATACCATGGTTCTCCAGATATTTTGCAATTCCGTTTGCGCCAATATCCGTATGCACATATTGGTCATAAATGACGCGGATTGCCTCTGCTTCTTCCTCGTTGATAATCAATTTCCCATCCACCAGCCGATACCCATAGGGAGCAAAGCCGCCGTTCCAGCGGCCCTCTCTTGCCTTTTGGATGCGGCCCTCCATGGTTTGGACACGAATATTTTCCCGCTCAATCTCCGCCACGGCAGACAGGACAGAGATCATCAATTTACCTGCGTCCTTGGAAGAATCAATGCCATCTTCCACACACACCAGGTTGACGCCAAAATCCTGCATGACCTGAAGGGAAGAGAGCACATCCGCCGCGTTTCTGCCAAACCGGGACAATTTGAACACCAGAACATAAGACACGCCGTCTTTGCCGGATTTGATGTCCTCCATCATCTGGCTGAATTGCGCCCGACCTTCGATAGACTTGCCGGACTTTCCCGCATCCTCATATTCACCGACAATCTCATAATCATTGTAGTCGGCATATGCCTTCATTTTGGCCTTCTGCGCATCCAGCGAGTAGCCATCCACCTGCATAGCGGTGGAGACCCTGGTATAGGTGTAAACTTTTGTCTTTTCTTTCTTCATCTATCTGCTCCCCATAGGGCAACTACAGCCTCTCACTTTTTCTCTGTCTTCTGCCCCAGCACCTTGATGGAATCCAGATAGTCCTTTTCCACTTCACTAAGCGTCCGGGCCTTGTATTTCTTGTATTCGGTGGTTGCTTTCTCCACGGCCTGTTTATGGCTCACACTCCCGTTTCCTTGCAACAGCTGCTCGCCACTCATCGTAAGAATGCGATCCAGATGTTCCGCCCAGTCTTTCATGGTCATAACCTGTTCCCGTTCCGCCTGACGTTCCGCAAAATCCAAATACCCGGAAACAAGCTGACCCATTGCACGAAGTTCCTTTTCATTCAGATAGTTCTTTGCAATTACAGCCTCTTTTAGCGTGGGGTGCTTTCCGGCAAATGTGGTAAGTCCCATAAATTCCTTTTCAGCGTCCGCTCTCGTGTAAATGACCTCAGCCGCTGTTTGCCCATGAATGGCATAGTGGATTTTATTCTGGACTTTTCTGAAAAACTGGACAGAAATCTCCGCATGGGGATCATAGTCGATGCTGGTAGCGTAGATTTCCAAAACCTGCCGGTAAAATACTTTCTCTGAGGCGCGGATATCCCGGATGCGCTCCAACAGTTCCTTGAAGTATCCACCGCCACCTAAATTTTTCAAGCGTTCATCATCCAAGGCAAACCCTTTTCGCATATACTCTTTCAGAATCCCAGTTGCCCAAATGCGAAATTGGGTGCCGCGTTTGGATTTTACACGATAGCCAACTGAAATAATCACATCAAGATTGTAGTATTCAACCTGATAGGTTTTCCCGTCCGTAGCAGTTGTTGCAAATTTTGCAACAACTGAATCGCGTACAAGCTCACCTTCGGTGAAAATGTTTTTGATATGCCTTGAAATCGTGGACTTATCCCGCTGGAACAGCTCGGCCATCTGATCAGCAGAAAGCCAGACGGTATCGCCGTCAAAGGTTGTCTCAATTTTGGTTAAACCATCTTCCGTTGTATAGATCATCATTTCAGAACCGAACAGGTTATCGTTTGAGTATTCCATTCGCATTCACCTCGGTTTTCAATCATAAATTTGTTTGGACTCTTATATCACGTCTATTATATCATGCAGCAATTTTGCCTGCAACTGCTTCCGGCTTGAAAACAGATTCTTTTTTATCTGCTGCCGCGCTGTCCTGATCCTCAAGCGGAACCGCCGGAGCGGGCAGGTTCTCGACATCCAACTCCGAAGCGTACTTCTCAATCAGGTTGGCCAGCAGGTCTGCAAAACCGCTCCATTCATCGATCATAGGCAGTTTCCCTTTCTTTTTTGTGAGGCTGTTTGTAAAAATCCAATACTTCTGCCGGTATCTGCTCCAAAATCGCCACGGCACTGTCATAGTCGCGCCGCAGCTTGAGGTCTTCGATCTGCTTTAGGGTGCTGACCTTCTGCGCCGATGCAAGAGATTCTTCCAGCTCGGCATTTTTCGTTTTCAGCTTTTTGTTTTCGGATGCTGTTTTCGTAAAAGCCACGCCATATTTCCGCAGCAGCGTGTCCATCTTCTCCACGCTGGGAAGATAGGTATCCAAAATTTTGCAAATTTCCTCCGCCCGGCTTTTGGCGTTGAAAGGATTGATTCCGGCGAGCAGATCCTCCAGTTTGTCCTTCTGTTTGGTCAGCCGGGTCATCTCCTTGAACACGCGGGGTGGGATATGGTCGCGCCCGGTCTGGCTGGCACTCTCACCGCGCTCCAAATCTGGAAACCTCTTGACCATGTGTTTCCAAAACTCATCCTGCCACCAGGTCAGCTTCTTTTTATTGCCCATAATATCTTTGGCGCTAAGCCTGCCATCCTCGGTCAGCGGGACAAAACAAAGGTGCATATGGGGCGTTTTCTCGTCCATATGCACCACGGCAGATATAATTGTCTCTTTGGATTGATGCTGTTCCAGAAAGTGCAGGGCTTCCTCGAAAAACACCCGAATCTCCGCCCGTTTCTTCCCCTTGAAGAACTCCGGGCTGGCAGTGAACAGCGTCTCGATCATACGGATACTATCTTTCCGGGTACGGCATCCGGCGGCGGCAATCTGCCGTTCCGATTCCGTCCGGTACTTGCCGGGCGGTTTGACAAGATGGAAGTTGTACTTGCTTCGGCTGGTGTCCACATCGGGATTGCTGGCGTACTTTTCCTTTGTGCGCTCGTTATGGGCCTCGATATTGCCGATTTCAGGCCCCTTGTATTTTGCAAATCGCATAATCGCGTACTGTGCTTTTTCCATGCTCAATCCCTCCGTTTCTGCCAGACAATGTCATATCCCAACACATCAGCCAACTCCACGGCCTCACGATACCGCAGTGATTCCCGCTGCAATTTCCCGGAAAGATTGGATACGCTGTCGCTCCAACCATATTCATCGTGCAGCTGGTCAACGACTTCCTGCATGGTGTAACCGGCGCGGATGATCTGCGCCTTGATTTCGTTTCGGATACTTGATTTCATGGTAATCCTCCATTTTCGCAAGTGACGCCCTTTGCCACTTGACAACTAAAACATGATTTTCTGTTGCGTCATAAAAAGAACCGGCTACGCTGGGGAGCGCACCGGCTTTGGTCAATGGTGAAATTTGTGCAAATGCTGTTTTGCGATAGAAATGTTTCCCCGCGCACCATTGGTCAACGGCGGAATATTCGGCTTTGCGGAAATGCGGGGTTTTTCACTGTTCTGGCTGTATTGGCGCGAAACGGTGCAACCTGTACTCTGTTCCGTGAGCCGCTGTCCAGCGAACTGTATGCGGAGCATAGAGAAACATTTCGCCGTTTTGCGATTGCTTCAAAATATGCCTATAAAATTACTGCGTTTCCTGTCCGTTTTGGTTATTCCCCAAATGGGCACGACCACTTTAAGCCTGTGAAGCACCAGCGCAATATATGAGGTAACAGGGTGAATCGCTGCGTACATACGTACCGGCGACCAGAGCGAAAATCAATCTCGCCAGTCTTCCGGTACGTACGTACACTGTGAAGCGTCCGTAAACTCGTTTATATGCGGTCTTGCCACTGCCTCAATGCCCATAAAGCCCCACACCCGGCGTCCTGCCGAATTGGTAATCGTGTTACAGTGTTCCAGATTGTACTTGCCGCAGGCGGCCACCAGCGCATCGCTGAAACTGCGGCGTTTGAGTGCGGTCAGACTGTTTTCCTCGCACCACATCCGGTAAATGTCGTAGCAATCCTTTGAACTAATGGACGCATCCGCTTTCAGCCGGATATAGCCCTCGGATTCCAGAAAATCAAACACGTTATTGTTGTCTCGCTTGACGGCTTCCCGGTTCTCTCGGGTGCGCTGGCTCTCGGTAAACTTGAAGTTATTCGCCACCAGCCGCTGCAATCCCGCAAACGCCCATAGGAAGATACCCTCGATCTCTGCTTTCATTTTCTCGGCCAGGTCGGGATCATCCACACGGTCAACAGGTTTTTCTTTGGTGGTCAGCACCAGTTGCCGCCGGTAAAAACCATCGCTCCGGTCAAAGAGTGCCTGCAAGTCGCCGTTGCTGAACGCCAGCAGACGGGCGCACATCCACCCCTGATAACTCTGCTTGCCCTTACGCTCCAAATCCATCTTGCCCTGCGCAGTGACGATGGATTTGACATAGTTGGTCTGACGCAGTGCCTCCATCCGCATATCGTCATCGACACACAGCAGAATGTGTTCCAGGTCGGCGCGGGCAAAGCGGTTCTCTGAAATTTTTCCGATGCTGCCGTCCTTCATATTGTTGCCGAATAGGGCAGCCAGCACCACGCCAATTTGACTTTTACCCTCGCCGCCGTTGCCCTTAATGACCATCATACGCTGGCCCTTGTTGCTGGGGATCAGGCAATAGCCGATAAACTCCTGCAAGGTAGGGATGTCTTCCGGGTACAACAGCCCATCCAGAAAGGCCAACCAGCGGGTCGGCGCGGGTGCTTCGGGATTATAGGACACTGGCAGACGGCAGCGCACAATGTCCTGTTTTCCCTCCGTAAAGGTGTCATCCAGAAATAACGTGCCGTTTGCCAGATGGATGCGGTCAGTTTCCGGTGGGAAATCCTCTACCAGCGCCGCCAGCTTCATCAGTTCCACAATGTTGCTGATTTTGCGGGGGATGTTACTGACCGCGCAGCATTTCAGTTCCTCAAAAATTTCTCCACGCAGCGGCAGCTCATCGGTGACGCGGCCATCAGGCGTAAAAAAAGCCCCGTTTGTGTAGATGATTTTGTGTCTGCCGAGAAAATCATCACAAAACAGGGCTTCATTGATACTCTTGCCGTCAAACCAGACAGGCTGGTTGACCTCACGCGATTGCTCGTTCTTCGCCACGGTGCTGCACCTCCTTTTCCAGACGTTGGAGTCGCTGCTCCAGCGCGGCGATGGTTCCGTCCTTCAGCAGCTTATCCACCGCTTTCACACGCTGCTTCAGTTCCGCAAACATGAGAACGTCCAACAAATCATTTACATACTCGATCATATGACAGGCTTCCACAAAGCGGTCATCCAGTTCATCCTCCGGCGATTGCGGGGCATATTCGACCTTCCAGCGTTCCAGCAGATGCAGATAATCGCAGAGCACCCGCTGGCAGTACATCTCATCGTTGCGGAAGGCCCGCGCCAGCGGATAGGGCCTTTTCAAGGCCATCGCTGGCGGGGGGCTGTCCGGGGTGGT